AAGGCTTTGCGCAGCTTTTCCAGAAGCGCCGAGCCTTGTTTCTTGGCTGCCATACGTTTTGCTCCTTTCAGGAGAGAGGGTTGGCTATCCCCGATGGAACACACCGGGCCACAGCGGGCGTTCTTCACGAGCGCGACGTGGTTGCCCACGATCACAGCTTGCCGCGCCCGCCCAGGCGCGATTTGCTCGTAGTCGGCGTCGTAGCCGTTGCTGACCTGATCGAGTGCGTCGAAGCTTTCGCTCTGCACGCGTCGGATCGCTTCCGCATCGGTGATCAGTAGATCGGCGAGCATCAATTCGCTCTGCTCGCCTTCGCCGCGGCGCACGTTGCGCACGAGGCCGACCGCGACCGCCTTCCAATTCGCCGGCGTTACAAAGTCCGGCGGATGATCAATCGTGACCGGCTTGCCTTCGAAGCTGGCCAGTGTCTCGGGAGCGAATAGCACGTCGGCATTGCGCTCGGCGACGATCACGCCGTCTTTCGCTTCGAGTTCAGGTAGCTCGAAGTACGCGTAGTCCTGCGAGCCGGTGCGTGCGATTGGAACGTCCTCGCACAGCAGGAAGCCCTCCGGCGTCAGTGATCGCTTCGGGCCGATCCGTTCGTTCGTGAAAAAGCCGGAGGCTGTGATCGCGTCTTTCGTGAGCGCCATCCGCGCACCAGCACAATGCGGGTTATCGCATCCGCCGCTTCTTAGGCGTTGCGCGCGTGCCGCCGGTGTGCAGGTACACCCAACGAGATGATCGATGGTCGGATAACGAATGGGCATGGTCAGTCAGGAAGGACAGGTTCGCAGTAGCAGCGGCAGTTCGGCACACAGCCGGCATGGCCAGTCAATTTGTCGAGCGTCGGTGGAGCGCTCCAACTGACGTACTTGCCATTCATCTCTCGATGGGATGGCCGCACATCGCCGTCGCCGGCGGTGCGCCAAATATAGCCTTCCGAGCCGATGTGCGTGGCGCGCGCCTGCGTCAAATTCGTCGCGGTGCGCGTTACCTCGGTGCGGGCAATCAGCATCGCGCGGCTCGCCGAAACCTCTTCGGACCGCATGATCTCGGTCGCGATCTGCTTCGCACGAGCCGCGTTCTCGATGCCTTCGAGCGTCAGCAGGTGCACGCGCTCACCGGCCTCGCGCGGAATGCTTTGGATAAGATGGACCTGCTCAGCAAGCAGTTCACGCATCACCTGTCCGGTAGGAGCGGTCAGGATCTCCTCGCGAAGCGAACGGCCCATGTCGCGTGAGATCACTTTCCACGTCTGCTCGTCGCGCAGCGCGACTTCCATCAGCATGTTGCTGGCCGTCTGCGTTGCCCATGAATGCAGGACATCGGAGTAGGCGTTCAGCAAGTGCTGAATCGTTGGTACTTGCGACAGGTCGCCTGGCGTGAACGGCTGGATGATCGCGCCGACTTGCTGGGCGACACGCTTCAGTTGCAGGCCGTACCGTTGCTCGATCGCTCGCGTTTTGACCGGATTCCCCTTAGCCGCCTTGCGCTTGCGGTCTAGGGTTAGAATCATCGGCGCTTCCAGAAACGCGATAGGAATGAGTCGCCCGTGCGTAGGCTGCTTAGGTCAGACACTTGGAGACTCGACGCATCGGGCGGTGGAACCGCGATCTCTTCCTGCTCCGCCTGCGCGATATCGTCGTCAGTGATGGTGCCAAACATTCCGGTATTGGGTGTCGACGCCTTCAATTCCTTCATGCCACCACTACGGGTCAGCAGATTGGCATCGACAGCCTTTGTGACAGACTCTGTCGTCTTCGAGCCGATATCGGCTTTCTCCGCTTCCGACATCTCCTGCAGGTTGCAGAATTCGAAATCGAAATCGTCTGGCACGGGCATTCCGAGCTCCGATCGCGAGAGCACCGCAAGAAGCCGGGTCAGTGGGTTGCGAAGTTTGCGCTCTTGACGCTGCTTGATCTTCTCGTGGTACTGCTTCATCTCGCCGTTGCCGTTCGAGCCGAGGCCGCCAGGGGACTCGCCGAAGAGGCGCGTGTATGGCGTGCCAATGGCGCCAGCGAGTTGATGGCCGAACTGTATGAGCACGCTGTCGAGACCGGAGAACGAGTATTGGTGCGTATTGAACACGTCCGACGCGTCGAGTAGGGTGATGCCCTCATTGGTTTGAGCAAATCGCGTAAATTCAATCTGCTTTCGTAGCGCCGCCTCGGCCGGTCCGCCGACCGCGAGGATGTCGCGCAATTTCTCGATTTGCAATACCCGTAGATGCGCCTTGTATACGAGTTGGCCTATGCCGACTGTCGCGCTATCGAACGCGATTAGGCGGTCCCACATCGGCTCCAGGATCGACAGGCCCCAGCCGTTCTCCGCGATGCGCTGGTAGAACGGGAGCGCCTCGCCATCCATGCGGATGACGCGCGAGTAGTGAATCTTCCCCTGCGGCAGGCCCGCAGTCGCGGCGATCACGTTGTAGAACATGGGCTTGCCAAGGTCTGGCCCAAGTTCGGTGACGAGTTCGCCGACGGGCGGCGCGACCATCCAGCGATCAAGGATCAATAGGCCCTTGAACTGTCCGCGCCCGACCGTTTGTGGCCGCAGCGGGCTCGCCAGATCCTGGCCATCGATAAGCATTACGGCGAGGCAGCCGCCGTAGAGTTGCGCCCACTTGCCGTCGTCACACAGGCTGTCCCAGATCGCGAGACGCGCCATCGACCGGTTGAGCTTCGTAGCATCGGTCGGGTCGAGACCGGATATTTCGATGCCGGCGCGCGTCATGTCTTCCGGGATCGCGTCGACGGCTGCGCGCACAATCCACGAGCCGCGGTAGGCCGCTTCCAGCCAGACTCGATTGCGGCTCTGATAGGTGAGCGTGTACTGCGAGGCCGACGATTGGTTATCGGTTCCCCAGCCGAGACGCGCCTGGAAATTCGCGAACGAGTCGTCCGTGCGCTGTGAGACCGGCCGCTGTTGCACCGGCGCACCACGCGCGGGAGTTCGATTCTTTCGCGACATCCGGAAATCCTATTATTGCGCGCCGAGACGCTCCCAGACCGACAGGTCTTTGGCGATTCCCAGCATGTCGTTGATTGCGTCGACCATCGGGTCGATCTGGTCGCCATGCATGTGCGTGTCGTCGGCCGTGAACGATTCACACTCGGTCAAGAAGTCGCTCACGAATGGAGCCTCAAGCGGCACGCCAACGTTGCCCGCGTCGATCTGCGGGATCACGTCCATCACGCGCGTCAGCTTGTCCTTCGTGCGCTCGATGCCTTCGATCGGGATACCGCCATCGGCCTGAATCTCCTGAATCAGGCCAGTGCCGCTGGCCTTGTCTTCGACCTTCATTTGCCGTAGCACCGGCGCGTTTGGATCGCCGTCGCCGATCGCGGCGTGCTTGTTCCAGAAATCAATCGCGCGCCGCTTGAGCTCGGGCGCCTTCCATTTGCCGCGGATCTGGTCGATTAGATACAGCCTCTTGTCGTAGCCCAGACCCCAGCACTGGAACACACTGTAGTCATTGCGCTCCGCAGTCTTTTGCGCGGTGTCCGCGAAGATCTTCCGGTACTGCAACTGCGGCAGCGCGCCGTAGCGCAGGAACTTGCCCGATTGGATGATGTCGCCGCCGAGCGGCGTCGGGCGCTGCATGTATTGGCCGCTGAACACGAAGCGGTCAGCCTTCTCCGACGCGAGCAGGTCGGCAAGCGGCTCCTTGTATGGCCAGTAGCTGAAACGACCATCGACATCGCGCTCCGAGCTGTCGACCATTGACCGGATGTGCGCCGGCAGCGTCTCGACGTACTCCTCGGTGATTAGCGCGGGAATCTCGATGAATTCCCAATCGCCCGGCACTTTGCCGGCCTTGATGAAGCCTGTCGGGTCTTCCTCCGCCAACCGCTGCATGACGACGATGATCGGCGTGTCCGGATTGGCTTTCCGACTCTTCACCGTCGAGATAATCCGGCGATTCGCCTTGTCGCGGTTCGCCTTGCTGTAGGCGTCCTCGACCTTCAGTGGATCATCGACCAGGATCGCACCTTGCCAGCCCTCGGCCATGTGGCCGGCGCGGAAACCGGTGATCTGGCCACCCAGCGATGTCGCGTAGACGCCGCCGGCTTTCCGGCCTTCATGCAGGACATTCCAGCGCTTTTTCGAGTCGGCATCATCTGCGATCGCACGGGGCCAGAGTTCCTGATACTCCTGCGAGCGCACGATCTCGCGCGCCGTGTCCGAGTTCAGTAAAGCAAGGTCATCCGAATACGAGATGTGCAGGAACCGCGCTCGAGCGTTCAGCGCAAGGCCCCGGGCGATCAGATTGATCACCACCTCTTCAGTCTTCGATGAGCCTGGCGGAACATTGATGACCAGATTCTTGATGCGGCCATCAATGACGGCCTGCACCTTCTCAGCGATGAGAACGTGGTGCCAGTTGACCCGGAATTCGAGGCCTTGGCGGACCCGAAAGAAGTGCTTCGTGAATTCCAGGTGATCGGCCTCGAGCCGCTTACGCAAGCGACGCTGTTTCTCAGCCCTGATTTGCTGCAGAGTCGCGCCTAGCGGAGAGGCGCTCAAGGACGTCGAGTTCATCATCGGTCAAATCGCTCAGATCGACCGGGCCAGCCGCCGTCTTGATGGGGCCGCCATCCTTGCCGGTGTGCTCCAGCTTCTGTCGGTTGGTGAACGCTCCGCCAGCCTCCTTCGCTGCCTGTTCGATCAGCTGTGATGCCAAAGGCAGATTGCCGCGTGCCAGCGCCTGCTGATACATGCGGTCGAGAGCCCGCAGGCGGAAATTCTGGCTCGCGATCGGAATCGTCGCCTGATCATCTAGGAACGCCTTGCGCGTCGCAGCGAATAGTTCGCGCCACTTCTTCCCGAGGTTGCGGCCGAGCGCCTTGTTCGGGTCGTATGCCTGCACATGCGAGCGATCGATGTCGATCCCGAATTCCTCTTTCACCGCCGTCGCAACCTGCGTCGGCGTATCGAAACAGGCCAGCGCCTGAACGATGAACGCTTTCACGTCCTCCCTGAGCGCAGCCATTGAAAGTCCTGTGTAACGTTGGTGTAACTATGCGACCCGTCTCATACATGTGCCGCAAGCCTGCGCAATCGCCACATGGCCAAGTTCTGGCGCCCGTTTCGCGGCCTCGATCAGCTTCGCCGTATCTCCTGCCGCGGCGCCTACACCGTAGCGCCTGACGATGCCGACGAACTCTTCGACATCATGACCGCGGATACCAAATTTCGGATCGCCGTCCTTCGTGAAAGCGGGTTGTCCGAACTCGTCGAGCCGATATCCGACGTGGTATAGCTCGTGTTCGATCAGCGCGCACCATTCAAGGTCACCGCATTCACGGGCGTAGAGCGCGTCAAGCGTGATCAGGAACTTCGGCACGCGGCCGAACCACTCGTACAACTGCTGCTCTTGCCGGGCCTTCTGCCAGCCGCCGGCGCGGATCATTACTTCTTCGCACTGTCCGATGACACGGCGCATCTGCTTCGTATGCTCGACGGCTGCCCAGAGGTAGGCGATATCGGCGAAGAACAGGTGCATGTGCTCGGCATTAAAGAGCGGTGCACCCTCGATCAGAAATGACTCTTGCACCCATTCTGCGACGCCGTCGGCCGGCGTGATCGGGCGAAACCAGGACGACTCGCCGAAAAGCTCAGCGGGCGGCATCGGGCGCTTTCGCGCAACAGATTCCACCGGAGAAGGCTTCTTGCGAGTCATTAATTTCTCTTGGAGCGTGGCTCATCGGAGTAATTTTCTCGTCGATTGCCGGAATGCGAGTGTAACTTTGCGTGCCCCGCGGTTCAGGTCGCCGTCTTCAGCCGGTGAAAGATGCTGACGATCTTGGCGCTCTCGCACGCGCCGAACGGCTTCAGGGCAACGAAGAGCTCATCGAGCATCGCGTGAACTACCTTCGAGTCTGCGCGCTTCGGGGCGGCGGGCGTCGGAGGATGGTTCGGCGAGATTGCAATGGATGCGACGAGCTTGTTGCGGGTCTTGGCGGTGGTAGCCATGGGGGCCTCGGGATAAAAAAGCCCAGCCTGCGCTGGGCGAATCCATGCCATTCCGGGCCTGGAGGAGACTCTGTTCAGCCGATGGGCCGCAGATATTCGACGCGCTCGACAGACGCGATGCCAGCGTCCGAGAAATGCGGATCGTGGACCAGCGCGCCCTTGCTGTAGATGACAGCGTGATGCACGCCGCGCGGAGAAAGCCCGGTGGCAATGTAGAACTCGGG